GAGGACGTTTGCCTCGCTTGCCTGGTCCAGCGTGCGTCGATTCACTGTTTTTCGGGACCCCAGGCGGGTCTCGCTAGCCCCAGGAGGGCGAAAATGAGCACTAGGACGCGGATGCCGGCCGGGTTCGGCCGTGCAGGCAAGTCGCTGTGGTCATCGGTGGCGGGAAACTACGATCTGCGTGTCGACGAGTCCCGAGTCCTCGAGGATGCGTGCCGTCTGAGCGACGTAATCACCGCTCTTGAGGACGGCATGAGGGGCCAGGAGCTGCTAGTCAAGGGCTCGATGGGCCAACCCGTGCTGAACCCGCTCCTAGCCGAGCAAAAGACGCACCGGACGGCACTTGCTCGCCTCCTGAGCCAGCTAAAGCTCCCCGATGACCCAACTGGCGAGCAGCAGGCGCCGAACCAGCAGCGCGCCGCGGCTCAATCGCGCTGGGCGTCGGCGCATGGCGCGTCGGCATGACGTTGCTGCGAACGACCGACTTCATCGCACGTTGCTCAGTGTGCGGCTGGCACGAGATTCGGCATCGCGAGTTCCTGCAAACCTGGGTCGGCCTTGGCAAGTCGCGCTCGGGTCCGGTCGTGTTCTGTTCGGAGGAGCACAAAGCGCAGTACGCCGAAGGGCATCCGGACGATGGCAAGGGCGCTTAACGCTTCTCCCGCGTTCGTCAAGTCTCGTGACGCCGACTACGCCGAAATCGAGCTGTGGTATCGCGACCTCCTGGCCCATACGACCCCACCGGACGACCTCGAGTGGAACCCGGTCAGGATCGGCCCGACGTGGCAATGGTCCGGCGAGTGGATGCTCCCCGATGCGACGCTTGGCTGGGGCTTTCTGGCGTGGACGGGCCTGTGGTTGCAGGGCCGCGGCCGCAAGCCTTGGCGCTGGACGCCTGAGCAGGCCCGCTTCCTGCTCTGGTACTACGCCGTCGAGTCGTCCGGTGACCCGCTCTACCACTCTGCGATGCTTCAGCGGCTCAAGGGCTGGGGCAAGGACCCGCTAGGCGCTGGCGTCTCGGTCGGCTCGCTTCATGCGCCCGTCGTGTTCGACTACTGGGTGGGCGACCGTCCGGTGGGACGCGATGAGCCGGATGCGTGGACGCAGATCATCGCCGTCTCGCAGGAGCAGACGAAGAACACGATGAAGCTGATGCCGGGACTGATCCCCGAGGAGACTCGGCGGTTCTACGGCATCCAGGTCGGCAAGGAGAACGTCTGGTCGGACGGCGACCGCCGACAGATTCAGGCGGTTACGGCGTCGGTGCTGGCGATTGAGGGTGGCCGGTCCAAGCAGATCATCCGTAACGAGATTCAGAACTGGGTCTCGGGCAACGGCGGGCACGACATGGCGGGCGCCATCGAGGGCAACGCCGCAAAGGCGGAGACCGGCGCACCGGCTCGCATCCTCGACATCTTCAACGCCTTCATCCCTGGTCGCGACTCGGTTGCGGAGCGGGCGCGCACAGCGTGGGAGTCGACGCAGGGCGAGGACGCGGAAGCGTTGGAGTACGGCGTGCTGCTGGACTCGCTCGAAGCGCCTCCTACGGCCCCACTGACGCCTGAGGCAGCTCCGTCCGTGGTCCGCTCCATCGCAGGCGACGCGACATGGCTGGACACTCGCCCGCATGGCCGCATCGTGAAGTCGATTCTGAACCCCGACAACTCCCCGTCCGAGTCTCGCCGCAAGTGGTACAACCAGATCGGCGGCACTGAGGACGCTTGGATTCACCCAGGGTGGGCGGACCAGTGCAAGCGCAAGGATTGCATCGCTGACGGCGAGCCGGTGGTCATGTTCGGAGACGGCTCGAAGTCGAACGACGCGACGGGACTCGTCCTGGTGCGTCTGTCGGACGGCTTCATGGAGACCTGGCACTTTCAGCAGCCCAAACCCGCTGCGAAGGGCCGCCCCGCCGAACTTGTGGACGTGGCCGCGGTTGACGCCGACGTAGACGCTGCTTTCGAGCGGTTCCGGGTGCTGGCGTTCTGGTTCGACCCGTCGCACGCCAAGACGGACGACGCGACGGACGACGACCGCTTCTGGTGGCCGCTGGTGGATGCCTGGCACGACCGTTATGGCCGCCGGCTGAAGCTGTGGGCGGTTCAGACGGGGCCGCGACGGCACTCGGTGGCGTTCGACATGTTCACGACCCACGCGCAGATGCTCTTTCAGCCGGCTGTGACTCAGCTGGCCAACGACCTCGAGGCGAACGCGGCACCGCATCATGGCGGGTCGAACCTCGTCAAGCACATGAAGGCCGCGAAGCGCCGCGAAGGCCGCTACGGGGTCACTGTCGGCAAGGAAACCCGGCAGTCGTCCAAAAAGATCGACCTGGCCGTGTGCGCTATCGGCGCCCGCATGTTGTGGCGTCAGTACCGGATGAGCGGAAAGCCTGTCGCTGCCGGCAGCGGGCGCGTCGTCGTCCTTGACTGAAGGGGAGCGCGTGACTGTAACCGTAATCCCCGCAATCGGACCCGACGAACTCACCGAGGCCGAGCAGAGCCTCGTGACCCGTCTCAACAACCAGCGGAGCCTCGCGGAGCCGGACATCCTGCTCCGCGACGCCTACTACAACGGCAACCAGCTGATTCGCGACCTCGGCATCGCCGTTCCGCCGCAGATGCGCGGCCTGCACACGGTAGTCGGCTGGCCTCAAGTGGCCGTGGATGCGCTCGACGAGCGCCTAGACGTGCAAGGCTTCCGCTTCTCCGGTGGCGGCGACTCTGGCGACGACGACCTGATGGCGATATGGCAGGCGAACAACCTCGACGAGGAGTCACAGCTTGCCCATCTGGACGCGCTGATCCATCGGGCGTCGTATGTCTGCGTCGGCGTCAACGACGACGGCTCCCCGAAGGTCACCATCGAGTCTGAGAAGGCCATGAGCGTCCTGTACGACCCTTGGTGGCGGCAGATTGTGGCCGCGCTGCGGGTCTACGGCGGCGACGAGCATGGCCGGAACAAGAAGGCGACGCTTTACCTGCCGAACGAGACCATCTCGCTGTCAGAGCCCATCTCGGGCGGCTCGACGTGGGTCGTCGAGGACCGGGACCAACACAACTTCGGGGAATGCCTGGTGGTGCGTCTGGCGAACCGTCAGCGGACCTCCTGCCGCGAGGGTAACAGCGAGATTACGACTCAGGTCATGTCGACGACCGACTCCGCCTGCCGTACGCTGCTGGGGCTCGAGGTCGCCCGCGAATTCTACGCCGCCGCAAAGCTGGCGCTGCTCGGCGCTGACGAGTCGGCCTTTGTTGGCGCGGATGGCACCGCGAAGTCGGTCTGGGAGACGTACATCGGCCGCATTCTGGCGATTGGCCGTGACGAGAACGGCGAACTGCCCGACATCAAGAAGTTTGAGGGCTCGGACCCGACGCCGTTCACGAAGATTATGGCCGAGTATCGGCAGGAGATGTCGACGCTGACCCGGCTGCCTCCGTACATGCTTGGCGAGACGACACAGAACCCCGCTTCAGCCGACGCGATCCGTTCGGCGGAGAACGGGCTCATCAAGCGCGCGGAGAGGCGTCAGAAGGCGTTCAGTGGTGGCTGGGAGACCGTCATGCGGCTCGCTCTGCGGGTCGCCAACGGCGGACGCCTGCCGGCGCAGGCCGACCGCATCGAAACCATCTGGGCTTCCGCCGCTACACCGACGCCGGCCGCGACGACGGACTCCATCACGAAGCAGATTCAGGTGGGCGCGCTGCCTCCGCACTCCGACGTCGCGCTCGAGCGACTTGGTTACTCGGTCGAGGAGCGCAAGCGCATCGCGGAGGACCGCAAACTGGACCTGACGGACGCTTGGCTCGACCAGATCGCAGCCGCGTTGCAGACCCGTGGCATTCGCGCCGTGAACACGCTCGTCAACACGGCAGAGTCGTCGGCCACCCCGCCGGCCCCAGTAGTAACCCCTTAGTTTCGGGCGGTTTCCGTCCGATGGCCCCAGGAGGGTCAACTTCACCAAACCCCAGGAGGGTTCCGCATGTCCGAAACACAGGCAGAGGTCGCAACGAGTGAGGCTCCGCAGGCGGACGCCGAGTTCGAGGGCGAGTTCGACGCCGACAAGGCAGCCAAGCTCATCAAGGCGCTCCGCGCTGACAAGCGGTCGTTGCAGGCGAAGATCGTCGAGACGACCCCGCAGCTTCAGCGCCTTGCTTCGCTCGAGGCCGCGGCGCAGACGGACGCCGAAAGACAGGCGGCTGCGCTGAAGGAGGCCGAGACCCGCGCCGAGAGGGCAGAGAAGGACGCCATGCGCGCCTCTGTCGCTCTGTCGAAGGGGCTCCCGCCCGAGGTCGCCGCTGCGCTAACAGGCGACGACCAGGCGTCACTTGAGGCGAACGCTGACGCGCTGCTGGCGTGGCGTGCGGACGCTTCAACCCCGCGGGCCCCACGCCCGGACATGTCTCAGGGGTCGTCATCGACTGGACGCGCGGCAGAACCCCGCGACCAGTTTGCGGCCCTGCTCAACCGCCAACTAGGCCGATAAGCGGCCCACACGAACCCTCCTGAAGGAGAGACCTCATGGTCAACCTGAACAACGTCAACGGGACTTTGCTCCCGCCGACAATCACCGGCCCTATCTTCCAGAAGGCGAACGAGACGTCGGCCATCATGAACCTGGCCCGTCGTGTCCCGCTCTCGGTCGCTGCGGCCACAGCCATCCCCGTCAACATGGACGTTCCTACCGCTGGGTGGGTCGCTGAAGGTGGCGCAAAGCCTGTCTCTGCGTCCTCGGTCGGCATCAAGACGATGACTGGCAAGAAGGTCGCGGTCATCGTGCCCGTGTCTGAGGAAGTCGTGATGTCCAACGCGGCCGGTCTCTACGACCAGCTGTCACAGGACCTCCCGACTGCCATCTCGCGGGCGTTCGACTACGCCGCAATCCACGGTCTCGACCTGAAGACCGGCGCGGCCGGCCCGTTCGCGGACTACCTGGCGAAGACGCCGAACACGGTCAACCTCGGGACGACCGCGGACGCAGACGGCGGCATCGTCACGGACCTATGGGAAGGCGTGGAGAACGTCGTGGAGAACAGCTACGACTTCACCGGATTCGCTGCCGACCCGCGGCTCCGCCCGCAACTCGGCAAGTCGACAGACTCGACCGGGCGCGGATTCTTCGTCAACAACTCGATGAACGCCAACGCAGGCGTCAACTCGGCAACCCTGCTCGACTACCCGGTCTACTTCAACTCGGGCGTCTCGGGCAAGTACCGCCGTCAGGGTGACGCTGTGCAGCTGGTCACCT